TCGTTGGCCGAGTATTTACCAGTGGATAGCGATCTTCTGTCACGATTCCTTTGGGTATTGGGGATGCCACGACATGGATGGCGCCGAAGGTTGGCGTCACCCAGAGGCGGGCGCCCGAATCGCTCGCGGCCTCGTTTTTCTTCTCACCCGCCGGCACACCTACGCCCACTGGGCCTACCTGGATTGCCTCGGGCACAGCAATACGTATTGCAAGCGCACGGGCGTGCCTCGGTCGAAACTCTACTACGCCGACAAGGCCAGCCTGCTTTTCGAGCCGTGGTGGTTCTACCGTCTGCGTGCGACGCTCAGCGGAGAGCTGAACGAGTTTTGGTCGAACGGGCCGGCGGGACTAACGAAGCAGGAATGGTTTCGCTGGCTGCAAGAAAAAAATCGAAATGTGTGTGGTCTATGAAAAAGCTGAAGATCCTGGCCCTGGAATACAAGCTCCAGTGGTTCGACGGTGGCATCATGAACGTCGCCGGCGCCCACGGGCTGTGCAATACGTGCGACCTCCGCATCATGATCGACAAGTCCGGCCCGTTGCAGCGTCAGCGCGTGACTCTGCTTCACGAGGTCATGCATGCGATCAACGACCAGCTGCAGCTGCAGGAGGGCGGCTCGGATGAAGATGTGTCTGCGCGGCTCAGCACGGGCTTGATGGCATTTGCCAAGGCTAATCCAAAGGTGTGGTCATGGATTTTCTCAAGCTAGTTTCAACTGGCGCGACCAGTTACCGCGTTCACTATCGGTCAAACGATGTCGAGCTCGGATCCATCTACAGAGAGATCGGCGGCGAGTGGGTTTTTTACCCCGTCCCGGGAGGAATCTGGGAGTCACATGTGCTGCGCGCAATCGCAGACGAAATAGACAAAAGGGAGGAAGCATGGCGATCTGGAAACTAGTGATGTCGGTGCTGTCGATCTGGTGTTGCGCCGCAGCGTGCCACACGGTCACGCCGGCAGTCACGCTCGGCACGGCGGCAACGAATGAGATCGTGACGATCGATCAGCTTTGGCCCGAAGTCAAACTGCTGGGCATGCCCGTCCAAACGCTGCACGACAGCAAGTATCGGACGCTGACCGAGGCGGAAATCCCGCTTTACTTTTCTGCGCCGACGGAACCCTGGCAATTCGATCGTTTTGATTGCGACGACACGGCTCTCACCGCGCACGTAGAGGCGCTTAGGCGCCACCGACAGCGCGACAGCCGGCTTGTCGGGCTGGCGGTGGGTGTGATTGGTTTCTTGCAGGCAGACAGCGCTCACGAGGCCAACGTTGTCCGGCTGCGTGACGGCCGCTGGCTTGTCCTAGACGTGCGCACGATGAAGCTGTCGTCGCTGCCGTCGCGCAACAAGATCCTCTTATTCTTCCTTTAGGTTGTCTTATACCGTGATTTGCCGCTTGACCTTTCGCCCTGGCGAGCCGATATTACTACTGTGATACATCACAACGTTTATGTGGTTCTGCTTGCTCCCGTCGCTGCCCAGCTTCGTGCCGTTCGTGCTGCCAATCCGCGCCGGGATCCCAAGAAGCCCTGCGTTTATGTCGGGATGACAGGCTTGACCCCGGAAGAGCGCTTTGCCAATCACAAGCGGGGATATAAGGCGGCAAGAATTACCAAGCGACACGGGTTGCGGCTGCTGCCGGAACTATTTGCCCATTTGAATCCGATGCCGTTTGAGGTAGCAGTCCAAATGGAGCGGGATTTGGCCGAGGATTTGCGCCGGTTAGGCTACACTGTCACAGGCGGACATTAAAGTTTTTCGTCGGCGAGCCGATATTACTACCATGAACGAAATGAAAAAAGGCAGCTTGAAAGACGCGCGCGTAGCGCGAATGCGCGGCAACCCGGACAACTCGGCCCTGCGGTTCGAAGTGGTGTGCGAGTCGGCCATCGGACCGATGCGGATCCCGTATGAGACGCGCTCCCAGGCGGAAAAAGTTGCCGCCTGGATCAACGTGACCGGGCTTTTTCCCGACAACAAGTTAGCCTTCATCGGCTAAAGTTTTTCCGACAACCAACCGATAGCATAACCAGACAGTTAAACAATACACCAAAAACCAAATGAAAAGTCTAGACCTTGTAGTTCACGCCGGCGGCAATCGCGCAACCCTCGAAGAAGTCACCGCCATTCAGACACCGCAGCCGGTTGACCGATGGCACCCCATCGCTCACCGTGCGCTCTATGATCAAGTCACGGGCGCCCTCGGCCAGCTCGGCCTTAAGGTTGTCAACGAACAGCATGCTCTCGCTCGCCAAGGTCAGCGCTATTTTTCCCTGCTGCAGGTGCAGAACGACAGCGAAGCCAACAACGACGACTACGCCTACGTCCTGGGCCTCCGCAACAGCCACGACAAGTCCTATCCGGCCGGGTTGGTCGTCGGGGCCGGCGTGTTCGTGTGCGACAACCTCGCCTTCAACGGCGAAATCAAGATCGCCCGCAAGCACACTACGTTCATCGAACGTGATCTTCCCAGATTGACCGGCCGCGCCGTCGGCATGCTGCAGGAGCGCTGGGTGACCATGAACGCCCGGTATGACCTCTACAAGCAGCAGGAGCTCGGCGACAAGCAGGTGCACGACTTCGTGATTCGGAGCTTGGACGTCGGCGCCTGCACGGCGCAGCAGATTCCGCACATCGTTCACGAATGGCGCAACCCTCGTCACCCGGAGTTTGCCCAGGCTGGCAAAACGGCGTGGCGCTTGTTCAACGCCTTCACCGAAATCGGCAAAGAGTCTGGCGTGTTCGTCCTGCCCAAGCGCACCCAAGCTCTGCACGGTCTGATGGACTCTGAGTGTGGCCTCGTCGGTCGAACCGCTGAAGACGTCAGCGGCGACGCGATTGACACCGAAGTTGAAGTCGTCAACAACTGATAGAGCTAAACCCGGTCTGGCGATGGATCGCCGGACCAACAAACCAAAAAAATAAAATGACAACTGAAACTACCAACACCATCGTCGGTCTTCTGAAGGAAAACTTTTGCGGCCGCGCAGCGGCTGCGCCGATTGAGCGCATCGTGGACGAGCTGTGCAGCGCAGGCGTGGCGACTTCCCGCCGGCACTTCCAGCTGAAAGTCAAGCCTGCGCTGCTCGAGCTCGGCTACGTGCTGGGAGCTTGCGGCGACGGCATGTTCCTCTGCTGCGAACCGTCCGACTATGGGCTGGCGCTGCAGTGGTATGAGCAGCGCATTGATGCGGAGCAGAGGGCGATGTCGCGCATCGTGACTGCGCTGGTGAAGTTCCAACCCGACAACGCGAGCTGATCATGACTATCATTTTGACCAAAGCGGAAGTCAACACGGCAATATTGGAATACCTTAGTGACAGATTTGCTTTGAAGTTGAAAGACGATAAAGGTAAGTCGATAACGTTGGCCAATCATGTCGGCGGGGATTTCGAAATACTTGTGGATTTGGAGTTGCATTCATGAGAACGAGAGCTGACATCAACGACGAGATTTTGACGTTGAAACTCTTGCGGACTCCCGCCAAAGGATATACTGGCCACTACACGTGGCTCGGCATCCTGGCGCAGATCGAAGAGCTGGAGCTTGGCGTCGACGACACGGCCGAAGAGTGGAACGAGATGCTTGACGCCGAGCGCGAAGCCGTCCTCCAAGCCCGGCGTTGGAAGAACGGTGACACGAACACGCGCCCGTCGAGGCGCTGGAAAGGGCTCGCCAAGTGATAACCAACCTTGTGTGCTCGGCGATGCTGACCATGGCGTCGTGGTATGGCGCGGAGTGTGCAGGCAAACCGATGGCCGGCGGCGGGCCGTTCAATCCAGCTGCGCTTACGTGCGCCAGCTGGGATTACAGTTTCGGCACGCGGCTGGCGGTTACTCACGGAACCAACGTCGTGGTAGTTACGTGCACAGATAGAGGACCAGCCAAACGTCTGTGCGCCCAGGGCCGCAGGCTGGATCTTTCTCGTGCCGCTTTCGCGGCACTGGCTCCGATTGAACAAGGTGTCATCAAAGTCAAAATTGAAAGGATCAAATGATAACCATGCACTGTGACCCAAACGTGGAAGCCGTCGGCCGGCAGTTGGTGGCGGCGAAGAACGACCTTGCCGTGCACCACCGCCTGGGCGACATCGTCGGAGACGAGTTCGCGCAGCTGGAGGCACAAATCGCCATCCTGGAGGGGCGCTATCGGTGGGTCTGGTTTAGCTGGTTGGCGAAACAACCTTGATTTTCACCCGGCCAAACTGCATAGTTTACTGTGAACACGATTAAAGCTCTTGGCGTCGCTCTCCTGTCCGTTTTCCTGGTTGTGGATATGATCGAGGTCGGTGACGCCCGCCAGGAGGCGCGGGCGGAGGCGGTAGTGGCCCGAATCTCCGAATCGTCCACGGTGCTGTTTGCGGGCGAGCACGGGCACGGCAGCGCGGTGCTCCTCCGCCGCTCAAACGGCCTGTGGGCGATAACCGCCGGGCACTGCGTTGTCGGGGCGCAAGCAACCAATGGATCGGTAATTACACTGTCTCAGCCGCTATACATCGGTCATCAACTGATCGGCGAGCGCCGCCTCAACGCCAGAGTCGTCACGTTCGACGTCGACCAGGATCTGGCGCTACTGAAGATTGCCGACGGCGACAGCCAAAATATCCTCGCGGCGTCGATTTTCTTAACCCCGCGTGGCAGAATCACTCCTGTGGGCACGCGCATCTGGCATTCCGGGGCGCCGCTGGATCGTGACCTCGTAACGACAGTAATGCCGGGTGTAATCACGGCCGTAGGTCGAACCATCGATGGCCAGGACTATTGGCAGACGTCCGCTCTCGCATATCCGGGCTGCTCCGGCGGCGGAGTTTTCACCGAGGACGGCTACCTTCTGGGCATCCTTGTTCGCGGGGGCGCGCCGGGCATCAACTTCATCGTGCCGACGCACCGCATTCGCCAGTGGGCAGAGGCCAACGGCCTCAGCTGGCTGCTGCAATGACCAATCTTTTCCCCTACCAAGTCGAAGCGGCGAACCATCTGGTTAGCATGCTGAGAGCCCACGGAGCTGCTCTCGACGGATCCGACACGGGCACCGGCAAGACGTTCACGGCGTGCGGTGTAATCAAACTGCTCGGCGTGCCAACCCTGGCAGTGGTGCCAAAGATCGCGGAGACGGCGTGGCATCGCGCTGCCGCGCATGTCGGAACGAGTTTGTCGACTGTCGGCTGGGAGATGGTGAGAACGGGGCGCACGCCCTATGGCCACTGGGAACACCCGCTGGAAGCGCACGAGAAAACCTGGGTGTGCACGTCGTGCTTGGCGACGTTCAAAGATCATGAGGTGCTGCTCGGCGCGGCGTGCCGCAACAATCCAGACGGGCACACCCTGGAGGAGCGCAAGGTTCGGCATCGTTACGGCCGGTTTGTTTGGTCTGGCTCGGTCGGCCTGCTGATTTTCGACGAAGCCCATCGGGCTGGCGCAATGAAAAGCCTTAATGCTGAGCTAGTTATAGCGGCGAAACGGCAGGGCATCCCGACGCTGGCCCTGACGGCAACGCCCGCGTGCTCGCCGCTTAACATGCGCGCGCTTGGCTATCTCCTTGGTATTCATAAGCTTGACGGTCCGTGTGGATTTTATCCGTGGTCGCGGCGGCTCGGGTGCCGGCCACACCCAGTTTTCAAGGGCTGGGCGTGGCTGGTCAGTGCGGACCGGCAACGACAGACCATGGAGCGGCTCCACAAAGACCTGTTCCCGGCGTTGGGCGTGCGGGTCCGCTGTGGTGACATCCCCGGGTTCCCAGAACGCGTTGTAGAGGCATCCCTGCTCGATCTGGATGGCGCCGGGCGTATCGACGCTCTTTACGCTGCCATGCGCACCGCGCTGGCAGAGCTACACGAGGCAAAATCTGCCGATGTCGACCCGGATCACCCGCTGACGAAGCTGCTGCGCGCCCGGCAGGAACTCGAGCTGTTGAAGGTGCCGGCTGTAGTCGAGCTTGCCAACGACTATCTTTCGAGCGGCCAGTCAGTGGCCGTCTTCGTGAATTTCCGCCAGACGATCGACGAGCTTTCCGCGCGGCTCAAGTGCGACCACATCATCGACGGCACGGTTACCGGCGACGCGCGCCAGCACGTCATCGACGATTTTCAGGCGGACGAAGCGCACTGTGTTCTTGTCAACTCCAAGGCCGGGGGAATCTGCGTCTCGTTGCAGGACTTGAACGGCGATCGCTCGCGCGTCGGGCTCGTCATGCCCGACCCATCTGTCGTCACGCTTCGACAGGTGTTCGGAAGACTGCACCGCCAGGGTGGAAAGTCCACAGCCTACTACCGCGTGATACTCGCGGCCGGGACCAAGGAGGAGGACATTCATCGCAAGTTTACCGCGAAGTCAAACAACCTCGATGCGTTACTCGACTCAGATCTAATGCCTGATGAAAACTAAAATCACTGCAGCCGGTTGGATGGTAATCGATGGAGACACTCACCTGTCCAAGTGGATTGAAACTACTGGACTCATCGACCATGGGCAGCAGCTTGAACCCCGTTGGTCAATGTTCGCCCGGCCCGGTGACACGGTCGTCGACGTCGGGGCTAACGTGGGAGATACGACTGTGCCGCTGGCGCGGCTGGTCGGGCGAACGGGGCGCGTCTATGCGCTGGAGCCCAACCCGCTGGCGTTCGACTGCCTGCTGCACAACGTTGCTCGGGCCGACGTGGCGCACCAGACGATCGCACTGCCAGTCGGAGCGGGCGGCACGGAATCCTACAACGTTCCGTTCTGCGTCTCGCCGAACGTGGGCGCATCGTTTATCGCACCGGGAAACGAGGACAACAAGGGCGTGCGCATTCACTTGATCACCCTTGATTCTCTGTGGCTGACGCGCTGTTCTTTTCTCAAGGTGGACGTCGAGGGTTTCGAGTCCCATGTATTGGACGGCGCCAAGGAAACTATCGCCCGATGTCGTCCGGTGATTCAGCTCGAGCTGGCTGTTCATAGCAACAAGTATGGGGTCGACCGGGTGAGTATCGCGCAGAGTCTGATCGCGCTTGGTTACAAGGCGGATACGTCGCTGGGCGCCATCGCAAAAGCGCCGCAGCTGGACGTGCTGTTTTTTCCGGCTTGAGTTTTGCCCGGTGAAAGTGCATAGATAGGAAAAGAGATATGCCAGTCAAAATACGAAAGACCAAAACAGGATACACGACCAGCACGCCCGGCGGCGTCAAAGGGCGTGGCATGACCAAGACCAACGCTGAGCGCCAGGAGCGTCTGTTGAACGCGGTCGACCATGGATGGCGACCAACGGGCGCCAAAGCCAAGATGCGCAAAGCCGCGACCGGAAAGTAAACGCCATGCAAAACCCCGAGCGCCGCCATCATCCGTGTAGTCCGTCGACTTTGCACATGCGCGAAGAGTGCCCGATCTGGGCACCGACCGGCGAGTCCAACGAGAAGGCTGAGATTGGAACGCGGCAGCACAAAGCGGTCGAAGACCGATCGGACGACGACGCGCTGACCGATGAGCAGATGCAGGCCGCAGTCGAGTGCGTCGAGTATGCCGAGCATGTAAAAAATCGGCTAGCCAAGCACTGCATCGTCGATGAGATCTCGGAACCATACTTGGAGATTGACTCCCGGCATTTCGAGTTTCCGGTATTCGATCCCAAGACCTACTCTGTGTCAATGGTAGACGAGCGCACGACTACCGGAGGCTACGCTGACCTATTGTTGCTGGCATTTCGGCTGAAGCACGTCGAAGTTTTAGACTGGAAGTTCGGTCGCTGGGAGGTGACCGATGCACGGGACAACATCCAGGGGTGGTGTTACGTGCTGGGTGCGTTCCGAGCATTCAAGTGGGCAAAGACAGTCCGGCTGCATTTCAAGCAGCCCGCGCTCGAAAAGGTCAGCGTTCATCTTTTCCGTCGCAGCGATATCCCGCGCCTGGAGCTGAAGATCAAGACTATCGTCGACCGGGCCGCTCGCAGTGGCGGCAAGCTCAATCCCTACGAGGACGCGAAGCCCTACATCCCTGGCTGTTTGTTCTGCGCTCGGCGTGGAGAATGCCAAGCACTGCACGAGATGGTGCTGAACGTGGCGAAACAGTATCATCCGATCGAGTTTCCGTCGTCACTCGGGACCACGTTCCTCCGCGACCCGAAAGAGTTCCCGAAGGGCATGCGGCTTGCACAGGTCGTCGAGGCGTGGGCATCCGGCTATCGGTCGCAGGGCACGCAGCAGGTGATTCTCGGGCAGGCACCGCTGCCGGAGGGATATCAACTCACGGAGTATTCCCGCCGCATGATCGCGGACAAGGAACGCTACAAAGCCATCGCGCTGGATACCCTGACGCCGGAGGAATATGAAGCCACGACGCGACCGTCTCTGACGGCAGTGGAGAAAGCGATCGCGGCTAAGCAGCCTCGCGGTTCCAAGACCGAGGCACTGAACGATTTTCGAGATCGCCTGGAGGCGGCGGGAGCCGTTGAAAAGACTCCGCCTGTGTATTACCTCGGGGCGATTCCGAAAAAGAAACAGTCAACCGACAACCAAGCAGAATAGTAATCATATGAGTGAAATCGACTTCAGCAAAACCGCAGTCAAACCGGCCGAGCCGGTGAAGTGCACCGCCGTAGCGCGGGCGCCTAGCCGCAAGTTCGGCGACTTCATCCCGAGCTTCGCCAACATGCGACTGCCCCGGGTGAACCTCGTTCAGGGCATCGGTGAGCTGAGCGAGACGTTCGAGCCCGGCCAGATCGTTTACAAGGGAGCGACGGTGCTTTACGATCCCGGCATCAAGAAACCCGAGGACCGAACCGATCCGCTCGAGGTGGTTATCCTGGGCATGCTCCCGTTCCGCTACGTCGAAAAGCGGGATGGCGGACACGGGGAGATCGTTGACACGCTCGAGGAGGTCGCCGATCTCAAAGGCACGATCGACTGGAACGAATGGAATCTGAAGAAGGCGGGGGGCGTCCTGCTCTTCGAGACGCTGGCTGAGTTCATCCTGGCAATCAAGCAGCCCAAACATCTGCCCAAAGCGGTGCAGAGCTTCCCGTTCAAAGTCGACGACGCGCGCTACGCTCTTGGTATCTGGGGCATGAAAGGATCCGCATTCAACAACTGCGCCAAGGTAACGATCTTTCCCGACCGGGCCATGGGCTGCACCCGTGAGTTCGGCTACCCCAGCCACAGCTACCTCGCTTCCTCCCGGACGAAAAAGTTCGGCAACGGCAAGACCTCCTGGATCCCGTCGTGGAAGGAGCATCTCCCAACCTCCGAGGCGTTCTTGAAGTTCGCCCAGTCGACGATCGAATCGGCGGAGAATCCCACCGACTCCGGCCCGGCGGAATAGGCTACGCTACCTCATGTGCCGAGACACGGATGTCTCGGCCTTGATCCAATGATTGAACTCTGTCCTTACTGTCTCTGCGAGACAGACACTGAAGTGTGCTGGTGCGGTATCGAGCGCTCCCACCACGACGCTGGCTGGGAGTCTGGCCACAGCTTCGTTCCGATAGGATGCAACTGTGGTCGGGTTCAAGATTTTTCCTCAAGTCCGCCGGCCGACCCGCCGATACCTAATTCATGAAAAAAGGATTTGCAACCGTTCACGGAACCGGAGCCCGGTTGCGCACGGGCATGGTGGTGCGGCTGATTCCCGGCGGGCCGCTGTATCGGGTGGTGTTCGTCAATGAATGCCGCGCCAAGTGCGAGCCGCTCGAGCGCACCCGTAAGGTCGAGATCAAGCACAAGTTCGGGGAGGAAGGCGCAAAGACCGAGTTCACCGCCCTGGCCCGCGACCTCGACATCAGTCCGAACGCGGACGTGGAGATTGTCTCACACCAATGAAAACAATTAGCTTTGATAGCGAGACGTTTTTCTCGACGCAGTATTCGTTGAAGCAGATGCTGCCCGATGAGTATTGTGCTGACGAACGGTTCGACTGTTTTCTCGTCTCAGTCTACGACGGGTCGGAAGCGTGGGCGGGGCACCCCAAAGATTTCAACTGGTCGATGTTGGACGGCGCCCGCGTTGTCATGCACAACGCGCGGTTTGATGCGGTGGTGTTGCAGGAGATGGAGAAGCGCGGGCTGATCCCAAAGTTGAACATCGCCGAAATTCATTGCACGGCGGACCTTTCCTCGTGGTATTGCAACTGCCGCGCTCTTGCGCAGGCTGTAGAGTTTGTGTTCGGTGAGCACGTCAGCAAGCAGGCGCGGACCGACGCCAAGGACAAGCATTGGTGCGATTTCAATGCCGAGCAGCAGAAGGTCATGCTCGACTACGCACGCGGCGACGCGGTGTGGTGCTGGAAGCTTTGGGACAAACTCTCACCCGGCTGGCCGCAAGTCGAACGTGACCTGTCGCAGCTCACCCGTGCGCAAGGCCGGCACGGAGTTCAGATCGATACCGACTTACTGGAGAAGTATCTTTTCTGGAGCCGCACCGCCCTTGCCGCAACGAAGAAAACGCTACCGTGGGTTGAGGACGGCAAGGCTCCGTCGTCCTCGCAGGCGATCGCGTGGCACTGCCGGCGCATCGGCATACCGGGACCGCCCGCCAAGGTCGACGACGCCGAAGGCTACGAAGCCTGGGAAGCGATCTACGCGCCCCAGTATCCGTGGGTGAACTCGGTGACAAACTATCGCTCACTCGCCAAGCTCGTGTCCACGTTCGAGCACGTGAAGGCGCGCCTTCGTGACGATGGCGTCATGCCATTTGCGCTGAAGTATTTCGGTGCGGCGACCGGGCGATGGAGCGGAGATAGTCTGGTCAACATGCAGAATCCCCGGCGCGAGTCGGTGTATGTTAACGAGCAGGATCTCATGGAGGTAGATGAGGCTCGGTTGAAAGGTGACGACAAGTCGTGGGCAAAAGCGGAGTTGAATTTTCGGCACCTGATAATCCCGCGCCCTGGCAAGCGCATGATCGTTTCGGACTTGGCTCAGATCGAGCCGCGTGTGTTGGCGTGGCTGGCGGGCGACGAGGATTTTCTGGCACAGGTGGCGACGGGCATGTCGGTTTATGAAGCGCACGCGCGCGCAACCATGGGCTGGACGGGCGGTGTCCTGAAAGACGAAGACAAAGCAGCCTACCTGCTGGCAAAGATACGTGTTCTCGGGCTTGGTTACGGGGCAGGCCACAAGAAGTTTGTCAAGATCGCGAAGATCATGGCCGGGCTGGATCTGACTGAGGAGGAGAGCAAGGCGATTGTGCAGGCGTATCGCACCGCGAACCCGAAGGTGGTCAATCTCTGGTATCGACTTGACGATGCGTTCAAAAAATCCCACGGGAAAGACTTCACGATGTCGCTGCCGTCCGGGCGCAAGTTAACGTATCGCAAGGTGCGCCGCGAGCAGCGGTTGTATCCTGATCCAGAAAACCCGGAGAAGATGATCGGCAAGTGGGTTTGGACTGCCGACATGGGCAACAAGCGGGAGATTTATTTCGGCTCAAAGCTGGCAGAGAACTGCACGCAGGCGACCGCCCGAGATGTGTTCGCTGCGCACTTGCTTGCTCTCAATAACACGCCGGGTGTTACCGTGCTTTTCTCCTGTCACGACGAGGCGGTGGTCGAGGTCGACGCCGGAATCACGGCGGACGACGTGCGGCGTGTCATGAGCGTTACGCCTGAGTGGCTGGCGGGCTGCCCGGTATCGGCTGAAGCGAAAGAGGTCAAGCGTTACTGCAAGTGATATGTATTGCGTCGAAAACCTGACCCAGCAAACGGTGCGCGAGTGCGACCCGTGGACGTTCGTAGTCGGCGAGATCTCCGACGAGGTTCGTCAGAACAAGCTCGCCCGTCAGACGTGGTATCGCAGCCCGACGACCAAGCACAGTTTCTATACCGGGTTTTGCGGCGTGAATCCCAGCGTGCGGATCGGGGCGGAGAATCCTCCGCACTCCTGCACCGCGTTCGTGGTTGACATCGACCACACCTACAGCCACGACGATATCAAGGCGCTGGCCAACGCGTTGCCAGTGCGTCCGAGGTGGTTGGAGCAGTCGCTGTCGCAGAAGAAGTGGCGGCTGGTGTTCTTGCTGAGCGCCGCCCTGCGGGTGGTGGGCGACTCAAAGGTCTGGGAAGAGTTCATGACCCGGCTGCTGGAGAAGCTCGGGCTGACTGAGGTTCAGGGTCTGGACAAGGCGTGGTTCAAGCCGGCCCAGCTATACGCCAATGGCGGAGTGTGGGAGGATCTTGGAGGGGAGCCCGTCCCGGTTGCCGAGCTGGAGACTTTGCTGTTTAAGACGACCGTGGCCGTCTGCAAGCAGTCTAGGAGCAAAGAGGTTCAGTTGGCCCGGATCGCGGAGATGATCAAGCGCAAGTGGCCGGAGTGGGAATGGCCCGGCGACTTTGTGGAGGGATCCCTCGGGCCGAGCTGGTGGGTTGAAGGCAGCACCAGCCCCAAGTCGGCGTCTCCGCACCCAGCCGGGATCTTCACGTTTGCATCGCACGCGGAGAAAACGTTCTACACCTGGGACGAGCTGCTCGGCGCCGGGTGCGTCGAGAAAGACCGGCAGGAGCATATCGATAACTCCATCGGTGACTATTTCACCGACGGGAAAGAGTATTTTCAGGCGCGCCGGGACGGCGGGAAAGAGACTGTCCGGCTTGACGCGCTCCGCCGCATTCTTGTGGGCGTTCACGGACTGGGCGCAGAACGGTCGAAGAAGCAGAAGCAATCCGAGGTCGACGAGGCGATCATGCAGATCGACACCCGAAGGCGCGTTGATTACGCCGCACCGTTCGTGTATCGTCCGCCGGGCCAGCTGATTATTAACGGCAAAACGTATCTGAATACGCTCGAGCTGCACCCGATGGAGCCCGCCGCCGGGGCGCAACTGTGGGGGCCGCACGGAAACTTCCCGTTTATTTCCGACTGGCTCGACCGGGTGTTCGTCGAGCAACAACAGTTACGGCATCATCTGGCGTGGTTTTGCTGGGCCTATGCCAATGCCCTCACCCGCGACCCGCGCCAGGGGCAGTGCGGTTTCTTGGCCGGGTTCACCAACATTGGAAAATCCTACTGGGGGCACATCCTCGGCAAGGCGATGGGCGGCTTTGTCGACCCGGTGCGGTATCTCACCGATGGCGACGCGTTCGGAGGGCACTTGTTCGAATATGGTTGGTGGTGCATCGACGACCAGACCATGGTGGCGGACGCGGGCAAGCTCCGCGCATACACCGGGGCGATCAAGCGCATGATCGCGAACCCCAGCCAGGAGTGGCATATGAAGTATCGCATGCCGACGTCCGTCGAGTGGCTGGGGCGAATCTTTGGAACACTCAACCTCGACGCGTGGTCGAGCATTGTGCTGCCGACGATGGAGGACAGCGTTGCCGACAAGATCTGTTTTTGGCGGTGGGTAAACAACCCGCTTCCCAATGACTACTTCAAAGGTGCGCAAGCGCGAGTGGACAAAGAGCTGGCCTCGTTCCTGCGCTATGTGTTAGACACGGGCGTAGAGGAGTTTTCCGGCGACGTGCGGTTTGGAGTAACATCGTTTCAAGATCCCCAGATGCGGCAGACGTCGTATCTCAATTCCGGCAGCGCGCCGATGTATGAAACCATCGCGCTGTTCCTGGATTATCACACCGCGCAGTTTGGCAGGGATTCTTGGACAGGCCCTACGGCGCAGCTGCTGGCGGATATGTGCGCCCTGCCGTCGATGTCGGTGGCGCTGCGAGGGGTTACGCTTCAGAACCTCACCCGGCACCTGACGCATATGGAGTCGATGGGAAACCTGGGGATTTCTTCGCGCATGGACGAGCGCGAGATGCGAGTCTGGACAATCAAATGGAGAGCAAAACAATGACCGAATACCCACCTACTGTATCTCCGGCCCGAGAGGCCGAGCTGCTTACGCAGCGAGAGTCGGAAGACGCGCGCAACGAGCTGATGATGTCACTGATGAAGGACGCCGTCAACTACGGGGGCAGCTGTTGCGAGTGGCGGATATCGCACGGGGAGATCACCAGTTTCTGCTGGATCGCCATGAGCA